TGCTTGGGGCGCAGATCGTCGGCTGGGCTGTAGCCCCAAGCGCGTCCGCCGGCTGTCGCAAACCGGAAGTGCGTCCACGGGTAGTATTTCTTCCCGCTGACCTTCCGCCGCCACGGATAGGGCTTCGCGCGGTCCAGCAGCTTCCCGTTGGCCGTCATGGCGATATACGCCCCATCCGGGTACTTCTTGTGCTCCTTGATGAAGAACCGATAGACGATGATTCGGTTCTGGCGGTCACTCACGCCATGCTGGAGGGTCGGGTGACCCGAGCCGAGCGCGCCGATCCCCGAGAGCGAGTCCCGTAGCTGAATGCCGGTCTGCTCGCCATCCCCGCCCTCTTCGTCCAGATCCACGTCCCAGCTCATCTTGATCTGCTCGGACGTGTAGGACTTGATGAGGGCCTGGAAGGGCTGGTCCTCCGACTCCTCGATGGCCGGGTCCAGGAACAGCTCAAACGGGCTGTGGGTGTCGAACCGCATCGAGCCGCGCGGGACCGTGACGACCTCGGCCGAGTCAGTCAGGAGGCTGGAGCCACAGTTGGGACAAACAGGATCGGCGGGGTCGATCTTTTCGGGTCCGCTGACAACCCCACACGAGAGACACTCTTCCTTGGGCACGTCGACCGTGCCGGTCTCGTCGCTGTCGTCCCAGACGGTCTCGATGACCGAATTGCCCGTCGGCAGGAGCCAATCGAGCATCCGGCGGCGCGCTGGACGGAACCGGCCCTCCTGGAGGAGGATCTGGAGCTGTTCGTCGGCCGCTGCCGCGCTGGCTACTGCGTTGGGATCATCCCGTTGTGGAGTCCCAAGAAACCTGGGATCGTGCTGGGCCAGGATGGACTTGACTGTGTCAAGAGTAGACCGGAAAAGATTGGTTACGGGCTGGGGAACCGACGGGCTAAGTTTCCGCTGTCTCCAGCGGCGTGCGCCAGAGTCGTAAACTGCCCACTGCAAACCCGCGTGATATAGGATCGACCCAAACCAGTCCTTTTCCACCAACCAACGTCGATGACTAAGCCGCTCCTTCAATTCTTGAATAAGGGCTTGATCCTCGGCGGATGCCATCTTTGCTTTGGCCACGGTGGTTGTCCAAGTACTCCGCTGCTCGGAACAGGCGTTCCGGCGAATCGTTGAGATGTCCGATGCCGATGTTGCACGACTTGCACAAGAGGGCGCGGACTACAGTGGTAACGTGGTCGTGATCGACGTGAAGAACCTCAAACGGTTGTTCACAGATGGCGCAGAGACCGCCTTGCGCTACATACATTTGGTCATATTCGGCGGGGGTGATTCCGTAGCGACGAACGTATAACCGCCGACGCCCATAACACGATTGGCACTGTCCGTGGGCTTGGTGCGCCCGTTCTGGATGGCACGTTACGAGGCGAGGAGTCTGCGGCCCTTTTGGCTTGCGATGCGTTTCAGCCCAACGACGCATATACGCCTTAGAAGTCGCTCGGGCGCCCGGTGTACGCCAGTTTTGCCGAGATTTCTTCCAGCACAACTGACACATTCCTTTCGCAAAGTGCTTCCGGTCGACGTGACAATCAGCTTTCCGGGGCGGGCGGGGCATCTAACAGTTCCTCAGCTTCAAGCGCAGGTAACTCGCTGTCGTCAGTCAGCCATTCGCTCGGAATCTTCGGATCTTCCTGGAAGGGGTCCCGGTTAAGATCCCCGATGGGGCCAAATTTGCGATCATTGCGGGCCGCGAGGGACGCCGACAGGTGCCGGAGATCCTGTTTGAGAGCGTGGGCCTCGGTTTGGGCGCGTTCGAGATCGCGTTCGGCCGTTCGGAGGTTGATAGCCGCCACCTCCACAGCATGCGCGGAGGTCAGCGAGTATTCTTTGAGGGAGGTTCGCTCACGGTCGAGCTGTTGCTCGTACTGACGAAACCGACTCCACGGCCAGATCATCTCTTGCCCAGTTGCTCGACACGAATGTCTTCGATATCCCGCCTCAGATCGCGAAAGATGATCCCGAGAGTCTTGTCGAAGTGTTCGTCGGTGCAATCCCAGCCTGAGCGGTCAACCACGCCCCTAAAATGGATGCGGTCATCCGGCTGCTTGTCACCAGTCGTCATCTTCCATTCTCCCCGACGGCCTCACGCCGTCATCGTTCTCTCGATTCAGCTCGTCCTCGTCGACGCCCACGCTTACGACCGACTCTCGGCCGCGTCTCAGCGGCAGGTTCCGTAGCTCCTGCTCCCAGTGCCGCCGGCTGCCGATATCAATGTTCTGCGCGATATCGAACATCGGGCGCAGCACGCGCAAATCAAGCGCGACGGCCTTCGTCGGCAGGACGCTGAGCGCATATCCGCCCGCGTCGACCGAATGAAAATGCTGCTTGCCCTTGATGACGAGCTTGCCGCTGATGGCCTGGCCGGTCACCCGGTACTCAGGGGCTTGCAAGATGAGCTTGTCGCAGGCTGAGCTGACGGTCAGGCCACGTTTGATGGCCTCTCCATACAGCTCAACCCGAACCCACTCGTTGCCCGAACTAGGCACAACGGGCAGATCCGCATTCTGGTAGAATTGCGCGGTGTTCAAATTGCCAAGCTTCGTGGATTTGGCCGTCGAGTGCCAGCTCGACCGATCCATGACCCACTGTTTGATCGAATGGCGCCCGGCCATCGCCAGCAAGTCGGTCGCATGAGTCTCGGCCTCGCGATTCTCGACCCAATACTCATCGTAGAAGTGCGGCGCGTTCGGCCGGACGCCCTTGTAGGTGAACTCGTCCGGGTTGATGGTCACGAACTCGGCACAGGTGATGCCGACTGAGCGCGCGGGGTCGATGCCACACCAGCGGGGCCAGTGCGAGGGGATCTCAAAGGGCTCAAGGATCGGGATATCGGGGATGAGCCGCGTATTGCCGGCGGCCATCTCCGCGTAGATATACCGGCCCTGTAGCTCCTTCGGCATGGCGAGGAGCTGCGCGCGGGCCTGCTTGTCTAGGTGCGGGTTGTCGAACGAGATCCCACGGATGAGCTTGCGGCTGGCGTCTCGGCTGGGGCGTCCGTGCGGCTGGTCGAACGTGAGGAACCGCCGACGGAGCCAGATGTCGCCCTCGTCATTGGCGATAGACCAAACATGCCGGTCGTCACCAGGAACTCCAGTCCATCTAACACGCTGGAGAAGCATCTGATACACATCGAACGGGACCTCTTCGAGCTGATCGACCAGGGCGCCCGACCACTGGAAGTTCTTGAGCTTGTCGACGTTCTCTAGGTTGCCGAACATCAGCTCCGCGCCATTCTTCATGCGGAGGATGTTCGTGCCCTCAGCCCAGTCCCATTTCTGCGGACGATCAAACAGATGGATCAGGTTCTTCTCGCGCACGATGTCGAAGAGATCCTGCTTGATCGTGCCCTGAACCTCGCCGAATGTGCGCCGGGCGATCAAGAACCGCGCGCCCGACCCATACTTGAGCATGTGTCGAAGGGCCACCACGCAGCCGGCGTAGGTCTTGCCACAACCCAACCCGCCGACCCAGCAGACCTCCGACTCCGAGGCGAGGATAAACTCCCGCTGCTGCGGATTGTGCGTCGGGCCGAGCAGGTAGGAGAGACTGACCTCGTGCGCGGCGAGTCTAGGAGAGGCCAACGCCGAATCCGCCGACCCCGGCAGACTTCAAAGGCTGGGACGGCTCGGGCACGCTGGGCTTGGCGGGCTAGTCGAGCATCTTGTGGATCCGCGAGCGGCTGGGCGGCAGCACGCGCCCGCTGGGCACGTAGGGCTTGTCGTCCTCGGCCACGGCGCCGATCAGGGCCTCGCTGGCCGTGATGTGCTCGGCCGGGATCTTGACGTCATACTGGTCGGCGAGCTTGCGGGTGATCTTCCGCAGGCTGCGCCCGACGGCCGTGATGTCGCCCCGGCGAGCGGCCTGGGTGACGGGCGCGACGAGATCCCGCTGGAGCATCGCGTAGGCACCCGCCTGGTCCTCAGCCGAGAGGGCCTTGACCTTGGCGATGATCTGCTTGCTGGCGGCCTGGTAGTGCTTGAACGACTCCTTCATCGCAGGCTGGGAGCGGAAGGCCCGCTCGGCGATGGCATCGAGGTCCCGGCGATGCTTCTTGGCCGAACGGGCGTCGCTGCAGCCATCGAGGGCCAGGTTGCAGAGGAGTGAGCCAACGCCGGCTCCAGCGGCTCCACCACCATCGTCGCCAAATCCGATTCCGTCTGGCAACCCAGTCGTCTCGCCGAGTCCGACCGGACCCGTACCCGTCGGTCCAGTCACACCGTCGCTGACCACACCTTCCGGGTTGTCGGCGTTGGTTGGGTCGGTGTTGTTTGCTACGATGCCCTCAGGATTGTCCGAGTTGGTCGGATCGGTATTGCTGGGCACGTCGGGCATCGTTGGATCTGGATCAGGCGCATTGGGACGCGGGCCGAACAGCGGCACCTGCTGACCAAAATACGGCGCGAAGGGATTCGCCTCATTGGGCGCGTTGAATCCATATCGGCCGCCGGCACCTGAGCCGCTGTAGCCCGTGAATCCGGGCTGGCCGGCGGCAAGACCAGGATCACTCGTGTTAGGCGACGGCGCATTAACTGGCGTCGGTGTCCCTGTCGGGGCGAGCCCGGAGTATTCAGCTCCCAGGTTGGCATTTACGCCGGGCGCGACGTTGGCTTGGCCAGTGATTCCCGGCGCACCAGTCCCAAAGCCCAGCGCGTTGCCGATGTTGGCAATAATGCCGGCAA